AGTCATTCACTAAGCGTATCTCTGAGCTACGCAAGTCAGGGTATCGCATTGATGGCGTTAAGGGTAAGCACCCTGTGACTGGTCAGCAGTACACACGCTACGTTCTTATTGATGAAACTAGTGGAGCGTAAGGGTAAATACACAGGGTATGATGGTGATGGGAGAGTTGTCATCATATCCTCTAACAAAAGTATAGTAATTCAATACCTTAAAGAGAGAGAGAACAATGACTAAGAAGACAATCGAGAACGTGATAATTGACCGTAGTGACTTACTAATGTTGTTGGAAGTGTACAACACCATTGATGCACTGGTAGATGACACACTGGAGATGATGGATGTGCGACTGTCACAACTAAGTGACGCAAGGGATAAGACCTTTGCATTGAAGAATAGGTTTGACTTTCGTCCCCCAGTAAATGAGGATGGTAACCCTAACCACTACCAGCCCTATGTGTTACCTGACGATCCTACCGCTTGGTATTATAACAAGGAGAAAGACTAATGATTGCAAGTAAAGCTATCAAAGTATACGCCAGTGTAGGTCAGCCTGATGGTGAGTATGTTACCACAGTGTTCACCCCTCACGATGCTATCCAGGCTCGTACTAAACTGTTCAAGCGCACAGGTGTACGCCGTGTCATATTCAAGACAGTACATGAGAAAGAGCTTGCCTCATACAACAATGACAGGGTATCAAAACTATGATAAGAAACTTATTTGCATTATATATACTGTGGCCTTTCATAGCATTGCTACTGATATATGTATGCTAATACTAATGGCCCACACGATGATTGTACACATTGGGTGGGTCACTTACCTAAGTAGGAGAGAGAGATGAGAATACCTAACAGCAAAGACACACTAGAAAAACTACTATCATACTACCTCAAAAGTGCTGCCTTTGCTAAACTCAAAGGTAGAACTCAGAAGAGTTATGAGGCTCACCTAAACAATGTAAGTAATACATTCGTGGGCAGTCGTAAGTTGAAAAACTTTATAATCGAAGACATCAAGCCTAGCCACCTAAACAATGCCTATGAGCAGTGGCTAAGCAGCGGTACTCGTACTGCTAACTATCGAAAGTCTAGCCTGAGTGCAGCTTGGAATTATGGTATGCGTAATGACATCATGGATAACAATCCTGTTAGTCGCATAAAGACACAAGCAGACAGTCAGCGCAGCGTGAAGTGGAGCAAGGATCAAGTCAAGACATTCCTGAGTACAGGATATTCAGATATGCGCTGGCGTAGTATTACTCTGATTGTACACATGGCATATGACTGGGGTCAACGTGTAGGTGATATGCGTACACTCACATGGGATAAGTTAGACCTATCAGAGTGCCGCCTAGATATTACACAGTCTAAGCGTGGAGCAGAGGTACACCTACCAATCAGTGCGGGGCTTTGCCGTATGCTACAACAACAGAAGGAAGATTTCGGATTCCAGGATTGTGTTGCACCTAGAGTTTATCCTAGAGCAGGGGCTTATACACCCTATGATATTGAAGAAGTATCTTACTATATCAATGAGGTACTAGCAGAAGCTAACCTACCTAGCCACCTCACTGCTATGGACTTACGGCGTACAGCTGTGACAGAGATGATGGAGGCTGGTGTTGACCTTGCAGGTATCATGCAGGTAACAGGACATAAGAGTGTCAACAGTGTGAAGCCTTACATGGTTAATACATTCAGTGGTGCATCCAAGGCACTAGCAGCGAGAGGTAATGATGATGAACATTCGTAAATACCTCGACAGCCTAGACCTACGTGAGGATGAGAGTAGACGCATGAACTGCCCCTCATGCCACAGTAAAAACACATTCACTGTCACTAAAGAGATGGGACAGATCAAATACAACTGTTACAAGTTAGACTGTAGCATAGGTGGATACCACCACACTGACCTCACAGCAGCAGAGATAAAGATACTCATGGCTAAACAGGAGAAGCCTATACAGTTAGAGCCTGAGACTATGGAGATACCTGAGTATGTCGTACAGCCTACAGCAGAGCATGACAAGTTTCACAGGTTCACACGGCGCTGGGGTATTGTAGACAGGCGGCTACTCTATGACGTTAAGGATGAACGTGTTGTGTTCCCGATACACTACAAGGGACGCATTGTTGACGCTAACGGTAGGGCTGTAGGCGAGAAGCTGCCTAAGTGGTATCGCTACACAGGTAAGGCTGACTACTACACGATAGGGACGGGTAGCAATCTACTTGTACTGGAGGATTGTGTCTCTGCTATGGTTGCTTACCAAGAGCTTCCCAATGTTACAGCTATGGCTATCCTTGGCACAGCTTTGACATCTGCACACATGAATAAAATAAGTCAGTATGATAATGTCATAGTAGCACTAGATCCTGATGCTGCACACAAGACCTTGCAGTTCAGCAGAGAAATAACACTATGGACAAATGCAAATAGTACAGCCTTTAGGCTTGACGATGACATCAAGTATAGGCTAACTGGTGACCTAGAGAGATTAAAGGAGTTATTATCGTGAATGATCTAAAAGATTTCCTCAAAGATATGGGACTAGAGAGTGTCCACCCTAAGCCCAGCGCAAACAAGCCTGACTATATGCAGCCAGGATATTATGTAGATCCACGAGATGCTAACGGAGAGGTACCCTTCTAATGAAACTAATGTTCTTACTTATATGGTTTAACGCTGTGCCAGAGCAGGGTGTTAGGTATCATCACCTTGGCACATTCGACAATGAAACAAAGTGCATGACAGAGCTTCGTATTGCCTCTGTTCTAGTCAACGATAAACAAGAGACCTTAGAGTGTATTGGAGTACGCATCAATGATTAAAGCAACATACGTTGACCACATGGGTACAGATCTGACAGTAGCTAACGCAGCACGGGTCAGCTTTGGAAAGACAAGTGAGATGGAAGACGATCCTTGGGGGCCACCAGTACTAAAAGGTAAAGACGATAAGCTGATCCGCTACCTTGCCAAGCACAAGCACATCAGTCCATTCGGTCACTGCTTCGCATCGTTTCACATCAAGGCACCAGTGTTCGTAGCACGTCAGTTAGTCAAGCATAAGTTCTTGAGATGGAACGAAATATCCAGGCGTTATGTTAAAGATGAGCCAGAGTTTTACCAACCTAAGCTACGTTCTGCCGCCAAAGATAAGAAGCAGGGTAGTGGTGACCCTCTGATACTTAGCATACAGCAGGATGAAGTGATCAAACAGGTTCACATTCAAGCGGATAAGCAGTACAGATACCTACTACAGACAGGCGTTTGTGAGGAACAAGCAAGGGGTATCCTTCCTCTGAACCACATGACGGAGTGGTACTGGTCAGGTAGTCTTGACGCCTTCGCTGATATGTGTAACTTACGCTGCAAGTCTGATACTCAGTCAGAGACACGAGAGGTAGCACGACAAATAGATCATAAGATGATTGAACTATTCCCTGTGTCGTGGGATGCACTAACGGAGGATGATGATGACTGATAATGAGTGGCCTTTAGAGGCAGACTTTAGTGACATCAGACCTATGACACCAGAGGAACGTAAAGCGGCACAGGAACGTGACGAAAGGAATGGTAAGAGTAATGATAAAGAGCCAGTGGAAGAAGCTAGTAGCAGCAGAGCAAGCATACAAGGATAGCGTAATGAGAGATCACGAGTTCAGTAACACAGTATTAGCAGAGCATACAGCAGACATCGTGAATGAACCTAAGCACTATGCACGGTGGGCCATTGAGCCTATCACATACATCATGCGTAATGGCTTTGACTTCTGGCGTGGCAACATTATTAAGTATGCCAGTCGTGCAGGTTACAAGATGTACGAGGGTAAGACGCAGGTAGAAAGTGAGATCATTGACTTAGAGAAAGTTCAACGCTATTGTCAGATGCGTATCAATCAACTTAATGGAGAAGATAAGCTATGATACCTATAGGTCAACTAAGATTGTTACTCACTAAGGCGGGGCTAGAGTATGTTATCACTCGTGTTGAGGGTAACGTAGCACACGTCAACATTCTTGTAGCGGAGCAACCCGATGTACACAGTTGAGTTTGAATCAGATGCAGCAGTAATCACAACACTAGATCAAAGTGATATGTATGAAGATGTTGAGGTTATCTTGGGTGATGGAGGTGATGTGTACATCAGACAGTATGAACCAGACATGGATTCATACCAGCTAATACTCATGAGCGCACAGCAGTGGATAGACTTGATGGCTGCATACAAAAGCAAGGAAGGGGCGTACTACTTGGAGGTGAGACATGAGTGATGAGGGAATGTATTTCTTGGGTGGTGCTTTTGCAGTTTATGTGTTAGCACTTCCCTTATTCTATCATATGGTAGAGCCAGAAGATCCTGAGGAGAATACTTCTGGCCCTATCAAGTTCGCCTTCCTGTGGCCTCTGATTGCACTGGAAGTAATATACCGTATCTTTGTAGGAGAGAGAAACAATGATGGAACTGGCACTAATTAAGACGTTACTTAGTCGTGACTTCTATGAACAACACAAGGGTATACGTTGCCCAGACAAAATCTTTACCAAGGATGTGCGTAAGATCAAACAGGCACTAGATGCAGCGATGCGTACATATGATGGTGATCTTAATACATCAGACTTAGAGGCTTTGTTCTACTCTCAGAACCAGACAATGACTACTGCCACTAAGACTGCCTACTCTGATCTCTTCCGTAAGATAGACAGAGAGAGCACTATCAAGGAAGAGATTGCTACAGATGTTCTTGGCAAGATGTTTCAACAGTATGTAGGTGAGCAGGTAGCCAACCTTGGCTTTGACTTTGTTAACGGCACACAGACCAGCCTAGAACCTCTTAGACGTATGCTAGAGAACTACAAGGATGACTTCACACCTAACCTTCGCATTGAGTGGGAAGACATCAGTATCGACACGCTACTCAAGGCAAACGATCTGCAGACGCAGTGGAAGTTCAATATACCAAGTCTACGCCGTAAGGTAGAGGGTGTGAGTGGTGGTCACCTATTACTTGTAGGCGCACGGCCTAACACAGGTAAGACATCCTTCCATGCTTCACTGATTGCAGGGCCAGAGGGCTGGGCAAGGCAGGGTGCTAAGTGTGTAGTGCTATGTAATGAGGAGGCGTATGAGCGTGTAGGAGCACGTTACCTTAGCGCAGCCTCTAACATGTCTATGGATGAGGTTAAGGCTAACGTATCCCTCGCACGTAGCCGCTACGAGCCTGTCAGAACTAATATCCGCATCAAGGATAGCACCAACAAGGATATGCAGTGGGTTGAGTCTCTCGTTAAACAAGAGAAGCCTGACATATTGATCTTGGACATGGGTGACAAGTTTGCTAGTAAGACTAGTGATAAGTCCGATGTGTACCTAAAAGATGCAGCTATCTATGCTCGTAACATCGCTAAGCAATACAACTGTTGTGTTGTATGGATGTCACAGTTAAGTGCTGTAGCAGAGGGTAAGGTTTATGTAGACCAGTCCATGATGGAAGGCAGTAAGACAGGTAAAGCAGCAGAGGCAGACCTAATGGTTCTGATCTCTAAGAACCCCATTGTAGAGGGTGCCGATGAGGAAGACACACAACGACACTTGAATATAGCTAAGAATAAGCTTAAGGGTGGTTGGCATGGTGTTGTACACTGTGAGTTAGACGGGGCGAGATCACTATATACAGCCTAGAGGAGAGAGAGATGAGACTTGTATTAGACGTTGAGAACACAACAAACAAACGTAGGGAGAAGCTACACTTAGATCCCTATGAGGAGGGTAACTTCCTTGTGCAAGTCGGTATGCAGAATGCAGACAATGACAAAGAGTTACACATTGTAACATTAGATCACGTTGAGAAGAAGGACACCAGTGGCGCTGGGCGTAAGCTAGTTCAGCAAGTCTTAGATATGACTACTCTTCTAATCATGCACAATGCGCAGCACGATCTCATGTGGCTGTGGGAGTGTGGTTTCAAGTATGACGGGGATGTTTATGACACTATGCTCGCAGAGTATATCTTACTGCGCGGTCAGAAGGAGCCACTAAGCCTAGAGGCCTGTGCAGAACGTAGAAACCTTAACGCTCAGAAGGATGACACTCTCAAGCGTTACTTTAAGGAGGGTTATAACACCAATGAGATTCCTCTCAGTGAGCTTAGCTTTTATCTTAGGTGTGATCTCGACACAACTCGTGAGCTGTTCCACAGCATCGAAGCAGACTACAGTGAACCCGAAAGCGAGTCCCTACACACCATCAGAGATGTCACCTTCCGTACCTGTAAAACCCTTACCAGAATGTATATGTCAGGAATCAGGGTGGATCGAACAGCCCTAGAAGGTGTGCGTTTAGAGTTTGAGCGTGAGAAGGCAGACATTGAGGATCGACTACAACACAAGGTACGTGAGATCATGGGTGACACACCTATCAATCTTAACTCACCAGAGCAGATGTCTCAGGTTGTCTTCTCTCGTAAGATTAACAACAAGAAGGAGT